CTATCGCAGCTAAAGAATTCGTTTCAGTACAACCTATGAACTTACCTTCAGGTCTTATTTTCTACATGGACTTCAAATATGGTACTTCACAAGCTGGTAACCCAGACTTTAACGGTAATTCATTATTCGGTAAAGGTGGTACTTTCGGTAAAGATAACATCACTTACAACTCTGAAGCATCTCACGGTAACAAATTGGGTTCTACTCAAGCTGCTGAAGGTGGTCTTTACGGAGCTGGAAGATTTGGTTATACAATCAACGATACAACTGCAGCATTAACTGCAACAGTTGCAACTGCATCTTGGGCTGATATCAATTTTGATGCTGACTTATCTGCTTCTTTAGCAGCTGGTGGTATCAAAAAAGTATCTGTAACTTTACCAACTGATGCTGATTGGAACGGTGTAAGAGCATTTGAAATCTTACAATCTGGTTCTATCACAGCTAACAACTACTATCCTAAATACACTAAGATCAATGGTACTTCAGTAGAATTCTACGGTACAGGATCTGCAGGTGGTGTTGATGGTGGTGTTGCTACATTATCTTATCATAAGCAACCATCTGCTGAAAACAGAGGTGACTTTGAAGATAAAGGTTCAAACTTAGACATTCCAGAAATTGAATTAGAATTGAAATCAGAACCAATCGTTGCTAAAACTCGTAAGTTGAAAGCAATTTGGACTCCTGAATTAGCTCAAGACTTAAACGCTTACCATAGTGTAGACGCTGAAGCTGAGTTAACTCAAATGTTATCTGAGTACATTTCTTTAGAAATTGATTTGGAAATCTTAGAAATGTTACAACAAAACGCATTCACAACTGATTATTGGGATGCAAGAGTTGGATACGATTACAATAGTACAACTGGAGCATTCGCGGTAGATTCTAACGCAGCAGCTGCTTCTGCATACACTAAGAGTACTTGGTATCAAACTTTAGGTATCAAATTACAAAAGGTATCTAACAAAATCCATCAGTTAACAATGAGAGGTGGTGCTAACTTCGTAGTAGTATCTCCAAACGTTGCAACTATTTTGGAATCAATGAACGGTTTCTCTGCAAATCCTGGTAAAGACGCTTTACAATTTGCTGCAGGTGTAACTAACATCGGTTCTATCTCTAACAGATATGATGTTTACAAAAACCCATACATGACTGAGAACGTTATCTTATTAGGATTTAAAGGTTCTAACTTCTTTGAGACAGGTGCTGTATACGCTCCATATGTTCCATTGATTATGACTCCTTTAGTGTACGACCCAACTAACTTCACTCCAAGAAGAGGAGTTATGACTCGTTACGCTAAGAAGATCGTTAGACCAGAATTCTACGGTAAGATTATCGTAAACGGTTTAAACACTTTATAATCTTAACGGATTAGAGTAATAAAAAGAAAGAGGGGGTAGAAATATCTCCTCTTTTTTTATTTCTATATTTATAGTAGTATAAAACTATAAATTTTTATTATGTCTGCAAACACTTATTGGTCTGGTTCAATATCTGGCTCATTTATATCCGGTTCATCAACTCCTTTTGGATTATACGATTCCGATAGCGAATTTAGATTAGATGCACCAAAAACTGCAACTTGGGTAGCAAAAAGATTAGGTTATCCAATTGTTAATATTGAATTGGAAAATGAACAAATTTGGGCTTGTTTTGAAGAAGCAACTTCAGAATATTCTTCTCAAGTAAATCAATTTAATCTTCGTAACAACCTTGATATTTTAAGAGGTCAACCAAAAGGTAAAGTTTCAAACTATTCTCAAACACTTGTTGATGGTTCTTTCTTACCTACTGCTGTTCGTATGGCTCAACAATATGGAACTCAAGCAGGAGTTGGTGGTTCTACGGCAATTAAGAAAGCATATGTTGATTTAACTGCATCGGTTCAGATATATGATATTATGAAAAAAGCAGTGGATGTTGAAACTTCTTCATCTTTTCAAACATTGTTTTCAGGAAGTTCAACAATAGATGTAACACGAGTATATCACGAAGCAATACCTGCAATTACAAGATTTTTTGACCCATATTCAGTTGGTGCACAAGGTACTCTAAACTTAATTTCGGAATTAGGATTTGGTAACTATTCCCCTGCAGCACAATTCTTAATGATGCCTTTATATGAGGATGTATTAAGAATGCAACAAATTGAATTCAATGACCACATTAGAAAATCTGCACACTCATTTAATATTGTAGATAATAAATTAGAAATATTCCCAGTACCAACCGGAACAGGAATGAATAGAGTTTATTTTGAGTATATGAGTAGAGATGAATTTGAACATGATTCTCAAACAATTCAAGCTGATTCTCTTTCTGATTATTCTGATATTCCATATGATTTCATTCAGTATTCAAATATTAATGATGTAGGGAAACAATGGATTAGAAAATATACTCTTGCATTATCTAAAGAATTATTAGGAGCAATCAGAGAAAAATATTCCTCTGTTCCTATTCCAGATGGAGAAATTGCATTAGATGGTGCAGCATTAAGAGCAGAAGCACAGGTAGAAAAAGATTTATTAGTAACACAATTAAGAGAAAACTTAGAAGAGATGAGTAGAAAGAATGTGTTTGAAAAACAAGCACATGAATCAAATCACCACCAAGAAATGTTGAGAAAAGTTCCTTTAAAATTATATGTAGGATAATATGCCAAAATTTTTAGTAGGTAGAGATATAGAATTATTTAAAAGTCTTGCTAGAGAAGTAGTAGACGATGTAGTTCAAAATAAAGTTGTTTTATTTAAAATTAATTTAAATGAAACAAAGGTAAACATTTATGGAGAATCTATAAACAAAACTTGGCATCCTGGTGTAGAAGTATATGCTTTAATTAACAAAGATGCAGAAACTTCAAGATACGAAGGATTTGGAGCCGAAACTGATCAAAATGTAACATTCAAATTGGATAGATGGATGTTAGAAGAAAAAGGAATATATCCAGAAATAGGTGATATCATTTATTTCAACACAGCATATTATGAAATTGATAACACAACTGAAGTACAATTTGTGGGTGGACAACCTAGTAATAATTTTAATGTTGTTTGTCAAACATTTATGGTATCTAAATCATCTTTAAACATAGAAGAAAGAATAAACTAAAATGTCTACAAATCCAATAAAAGAAACATTAAATAGGGCAAATCAACTAAAATCAAACAAAGGAGACCTTAAACAAAGTATATCTCTCTTTGATATTGATTATGCAATGATGACCTATTTAGAAGATACTGCCTTGCCAATGTTGGATGATAATGGTAAAGCATTAAAAATACCAGTAATATATGGTAATTCCGAAAGATGGAATGGTGCAAGAAGACAAGGTGTGTATAGAGATATACATGGTAAAATACAATTACCTTTAATGATGATTCGTAGAACATCTATATCAAAAGATGATACAATGCCTATGTTAAATAGACACGTATCATATCAGGGTGTTACAAAATACTCAAAAGATAATAGATACGATCGTTTTACATTATTAGGCACATCTTCAAAACCTAAATACGAAATTTATAAAATTCAAATGCCAGAATATGTTGAGCTAAACTATGATTGTATGGTTTGGACATCATATACAGAACATTTAAATGCAGTAATTGAACAATTACAATACACATCATCGTATTGGGGAGACAAAGAAAGATTTAAATTTAGAACTAGTTTAAGTGATTTTAATATAATAAACGAAGTTGGTGAAGGAACGGAAAGAATAAATAGAATTGAATTTAGTTTGTCAGTTAAAGCATATTTACTTCCGGAAAAGTTTGATGAAGAATCAACTATTAAAAAATCAATGTCTACAAAGAAAGTAGTTATTACTACCGAAACGGATGTGACAGGAAACGGAAGATTAGAAGGAGTATTGACAAAACCATCACCATATTATGATAATAAAGATATAATTGATTGGTTAAATCTTAATAATTCAAAAGTATTAACAGCAAGTGCACAAAATATTTTTGTAACGTCTGGTATTAAATTTATACCAGTACCATCAATTTTAGCATCAACAGTTGGAAATAATGATAATTTAAAAGTTTATATAAATGGTATTAGAGTATATGAGGAAGTGGGTGCATACGAAAAAACAATAACAGGAAACAATCTAACAATAACATTTGATAGTGGAGTTTTGGGATATAATGTAGAAACTACTGGTTATGAAGTTGCAATAATAGGTAAATTTATTGATTTATAATGAAGAATAGTTTTTTGGATATGGTCAATACCTACAATACCGATAATCAAGCACTTTGTACATTTAAAAGTGTTGATGAAACTTACTATACTTTTGTTGCAAAATTTTGGTTTTTTAAACTCTATTTAAGAGAAATAAAAAGACAAAAAAACGAAAATAGAATTTTAGTTTACATAAATACTGTGGTAATCAATCCAGTAGATTATCTTATTGAAGAAAGTTCAGATGGTGTTAATATAAAATTTAAAAAATCAAATTTTCCATACGTTTTAAACGAAGGAGATAAAGTATACCTTTCTGCAGACGTAGAATATAGAGGATAATGAAAATATTTAATTCAAATACAAGAAAATTAGATAAGGTAGTACCTAAAACCGATATTAATAAAATACCAGGTGCATCTTTTATTGACAAACTTGCAAACGATTTAAAAATTCAAGGAGAAACATTTTCCGGAAGTTTGGCATCGGTTCAAACTTATGATTATGAAACATCATTTGATAGTAGAAGTAGAAAAACATTTAATTCTAAAACTCGTCAAGCATCAATACCAACTACTATTAAAAGAAGTGAGAAGGATTTAGTGTTAGGATTTAGAGATGATATATTAGATATCACCGCAAATTGGGTGTTTAAACAACCTGATGTAATAGAAATATTAGATGATGCAAGAATTAGATTAATTTTTAATAATGTTTATTTACAAGGAGCAACAACTATAACAAGTTCAAATTTTGATGTGTATGTTAATGGTGTAAGAACTCCATCTTATCTTTCGGTAGAACAATCGGAAACCGGTGTGAATTTAATAATAAATGAATTTATCGGAATTGATTCTACTAATAAAAATAGAGTAAGCATTTATGTTAAAGGTAAATTTCAACAATAGATATTTATATATAATTAAGATATAAAGTAAATAAATGGCA